GAAGATATGCTGATAGCAGAATTAGATGAGTATGAAGGGTACATTAATGTTAATGTAGCACTAACACTCAAGCAGTGCCAATATGATGCTATGGTATCATGGGTGTACAACTTAGGTGGCGGAAACTTAAGGTCATCTACACTACTAAAAGTAATCAATGCTGATGACATGGACGGAGTTCCAGCGCAGATGCTAAGATGGAATAAAGCAAATGGCAAAGTATTAGAAGGATTAACCCGTAGGCGTCAAGCTGAAGCGGATATGTTTAGTGGTAATTAAGCACGACGGAAAAGAGTATAAAATCTCACAGGAGATGTGGGACGCAATGAATCAACAAGCAGCAGAACGCGATATGACTATAGACGAGTATGTAGCAGAGGCGTTTACTTTATTAAAGGAGCAGAATGCAGGGAGACACAAATGAGTATGTGGTTTATTCTAACTACATTAAGGACAGCAAGGAAGCTGTCGTAATAAAGAACAGACACAATGGTAGTTGGGGAGTCATACTAAAAGAAGAAGGTAGACCTGATTTTATAGAATGGTATCCAACACACAGTGAAACATGGGCAGAGAACACTGCCGAGAACTTTGTAGAAGGTATCAAACAATGAAAGGACTTTGGAGACTCTGGGCAAAAAGCTTAGGAGAAAAAGTTGGTGAGACAGACAAACAAGCAGACAGAGTAGCAATGATAAGAACAATGTGGTGGTTAACACACATGGCAACATGTTGGTTTATCATGTTAAATGCAATAGCCAATCATGGCTGGGGATTACTAGGAGTATGAATACAATGAATAATTGGTGGTCAGAACTAGAAATTTTAAAAAAGACAGTTGCAGAACAGCAAGAACAAATACAGAAAGCCTACATTAGAATCAAAGAATTAAACGAGTATATAACAAGAGAGAGCTTAGAAAGAAAGTTACTAGGACTTACTATCCCTGAGAACAAGCCAGTCGACTCTACTCCGTACAGTCATAATAGAGAGCTAGATAACGCAAGTATGTATGATTAGCTATGATGAGATTCAAAATGATTAACGACAAAAGATGGCAGGATAGTAGTGATGGTTGGGTAAAGACCATGAACGAAAGCAAAGAAAGGAAAGAACAAATGGAAAGACTAGAAGCATATGAAGTGGTGATTACATTCACACAAGATATAAAAGAAGGCGATCCCTTCGACTGGATTCAAGACGCATTAGATAATAGTGACTTTAGTAAAAAAGCAGTGAAGATTCTAGCAACTGATGTAACGCCCCTAGATATATGGAGCGACGAGAATAAATGGATGCGCGATGTCAGTAAGACTTAATAACTTAAAGAAAGGAATTAAGGCATTACAAGACAATCAAACAACCAACAAAAGCCCCAGCGAATGGGCAAGGCTCGAAGAAGAGATTAAAGACTTAACTTTGAGAGTAAAGGACATAGAATGTCAAATCAAGAAAAATTTAGCGGGGACATGAGCCGTAATGAGGTCGAGATCGATCTTAACAAATTCATGGCAATGGTATCCGAAATCGGAGAACTAAAAGCTAAGATAATGGAGTTGGAGAACGACAAAGAGCCTGATAATCCATGGCAGAAATGGATATGGTTATCAAATATGATAGACGCCTGGAGAATATTTCCTAGAGCATTTTTATCAGTATACATTATATTATTATATAAGTGTACAATATGGTTCATGGACTTACCAGCACCAACATTTGAGCAATCGGGATTGATTTCAGTAGTAGTAGGAGCAGGCGCAGCTTGGTTCGGTCTATATGCTGGAACAGCGAAAGACAAAATTAACAGTAATTAATAGTAAGTAAGGTAAAATGGTAGACATATTCGATAACACGCTGATGGAAGATACAAGAGAGCAATTATATATGTTCTGTACTACAGCGAATTACCAGATAGGGTGGGGCGATACCTCAACTTTTGAGACTCGTCAGTACCCTTGTATGCACCACACCTTATCCCCCCAAGAATGGAAAGAATTGAAGTTTATGGAAAGCATAGTGAATCCTGAGTTAATATCCAAACTCTCAGGGCTAAAATATTCTAGTGCCACCATAAACCTTTCTTTCCCTTCGTCCATCAATTTCCCTCATACTCATGGGGGTAGCACAGTCCTTGTGTACGATATAAACCCTGATTGGAGACACGAATATTATGGAGAAACAATATTTTATGATAACGCAATGCAAGAAGCTACAAAGAGTGTGCTATACAAGCAAAACCGCTCAATACTTTTTGATGGTACTACGCCTCATAGCATAAGACCAACATCGCATATAGCCCCTCAGTATCGATTTACTCTGGGAATCTTTTTCACACAACCCAACTTTATAGAAGAAGCAAAAAATAATACTTGACAGGGCACTTAAAATTATGTATAATACATTATGAATTTATTTTACTTAGACGAAGATTTAGACAAATGTGCCGAGTACCATGTTGACAAACATATTGTCAAGATGCCACTAGAGGTCGCCCAAATACTATGCACTAGTATATGGATTGACCAATTCTTAGGTTTTGTACCTCGCGCGTTAAACAAAGAAGAACGAGACTTACTCAACTCAGAGAAAGCAAAGATAAAACATCTACCCCCAGCAGAAAGACCTGTTACTCCGTACCTTCCTATGATGTACAACCACCCATGCACGATATGGGCGCGCTCATCATTAGACAATCACGAGTGGACACACTGCTATGGCAATGCTTTGAATGATGAGTATAGGTATCGGTATGGCAAAGAGCATAAGTCTATACACGAAGTAGTAAATAAATTACCCAACCCAGTAAATATGCAAAGAGTAGGCTTTACAGAATTCGGTTTAGCTATGCCAGACGACTTGAAGGACTATAGTAATCCTATTCAGTCTTACCGCGACTACTACCACTTAGATAAAGCTACCTTTGCCAGCTGGAAATATAGAGATAAACCACATTGGTGGAATGAGGACTACGCAGACTATGAGAATAGAATTACAAGAACACCCTAGAATATCCGTATATTTTCCAGAGCATTGGACAGAATTTCAGATTGACACTTGGTTAGCTAAGTGGTATCAGAACAATAACAAGACACATTAAGGACAGACAGATGACAGTACAAGAACAAAAACAATTTAATGACTACGCAAACTTCGTAGTTAGCACAACCTCCAAAGAGAGCCTGCACACAGAGGTATTAGTCGATCGACTAACAGGGCTACACACAGAACATAACATAGAATTTTCACAGCTACTCACAGCAGCCATTGGCATGCAAGCTGAGTCAGGAGAGTTCTCCGAAGTAATCAAAAAGATTATTTTTCAAGGAAAAGAATATAACGAAGATGAACGATTTCACTTAAAAAGAGAGTTAGGAGATGTATTATGGTATTGGGTACAAGGTTGCTCAGCACTAGGTTACACCCCTCAAGAAGTGATGGAAGAAAACATCAAGAAACTAGAAGCGAGATACCCAGATGGCTTTGAAGCTGCCCGCTCGGAAGTGAGAGCAGATGGGGATATTTAGTAATAAAACTAACAGTAGTAAAGTAGAGTATAAATTCAACGAAGACGAAGTTCTAAAGAAGTTGACAGCCTATATAGACGGAACTTATAACCAGCACTACAGTACAGACAAAATTCAAGCCACTGAGTTTATTATAGACTCAGGTATGGGCGAAGGCTTTTGCATGGGTAACATTATCAAGTATGCAAAACGCTACGGCAAGAAAGCAGGTAAGAATGAATTAGACCTGTTAAAGATTATGCATTATACTATTATTTTATTAGGGAGTCAAGATGAGAACAATTAGAAAGAAGTCTCACGAAAAGCTTGATGACGCTAATCTAAAAAGAGTGCTGGAGTGTCTTAACCAAGACAATCCAATTACAAAGAAAGAAGCTTGTAACATGCTTAACATCACCTACAATACTACTAGGCTTACTAGTATTATGACAGATTTTGATGATACCATGAAGTTTAGGGAAGTCAGGAAGGCTCAAAACAGGGGTAAGAAGGCAACAGACTACGAAACAAAACAAGCGATAGAAATGTTCTTGAACGAACAACCCGTATCTAGCATAGCTCAGGCTTTGTATCGTTCAACTACAT